GAACAGAAGGTAACGCAATCAAGTATATCTGCAGGCATAAAGACAAAGGAGGCAAACAAGATTTATTAAAAGCAAAACACTATATCGACATGATAATTGAGAGAGACTATGAGTAACACAGGAGACAAAAGCAATGGCAAAAATAATAAAGAACGTAGATATACAAAATATCGAGCTAGATTCTGAGCAAACACTCTGGACTTACTGCGCCCTTGACTGTGCGGTAACGCTAGAGATTTGGCAGAAGATCAAGAAAGAACTAGACGATACTACAACCAAGACATATCAGTTTGAACTAGACAGCCTCAAGCCTGCGATGGCTATGATGCAGAAGGGTTTACGCGTTGACTTAGAGAAAGTTAGGAACATGCGTGCCCCCTTGAAAAAAGCGCGTTTGAAATTAGAGAGAATGTTGAATCTCTTTTCACAAGCGGCAACAGGTAAAGACTTAAACCACGCTTCACCAAAACAATTACAGGATTTATTTTATGTACACTTAGGTATACCTAAGATCATGTCATATAAAAAAGGTAAGTCAAAAGTTTCAACAGATCGTGAGGCTCTTGAAAAACTAAGAGAGAACTACCCACGAGCAAAAGTATTTGCCAACGCTATCCTTGCGTTGCGCGATATCGACAAACAACTTGGTGTGCTTGATACAGATAGAGACAAAGATAATCGTATTCGTTGTTCTTATAATGTGGCAGGTACAGAGACAGGTCGTTGGTCATCTTCAGAAGCCCCTTGGGGTACAGGAACTAATCTTCAAAACATAACGAAAGACTTGCGCGAAATATTTATACCCGATGAAGGTATGACTATGTTCTACGCAGACTTAGAGCAAGCGGAATCCCGTGTGGTTGCCTACTTAACAGACGACCAAGGATATATTGATGCTTGTGAGAGTGGTGACTTGCATACCACTGTGGTTAAAATGGTCTGGAAAAACATGGGTTGGAGTGGCGATCCTAAACAAGAGAGACAGCTAGCCGAGAATCCTTATTACTTACAGTTTAGTTTTAGGGATATGTGTAAGCGCGCAGGTCATGGTACTAACTATGGTTTGTCAGCCGCGTCTTTGGCTAGACATCTGAAGATTAAAGTAGCACATGCTACACGATTCCAATTACTTTATTATGGTGGAGTGGTCAGTCTTGATTCTGTCAATCGCTGGCATCAACAAGATCCTAAAGCTGGTTTTGATGAGCTTCTAGCATATGGTAAAGTATATGGTGAAAAGACTCAGTATGTTGATGTGCCTGGCGCGTTCCCTGGAATACGTAAGTGGCATGACAGTATAGCAAATGAGTTGTTAAATACTGGGACACTAACTACTCCTATTGGTAGACGCAGACAATTCTGGGGCAGGCTCGATGATGCCACTACATTACGTGGTGCTATTGCTTACGTACCTCAATCTACTATTGGTGATTTATTGAACATGGGATTATATCGAGTGTGGAATGAGTTATGTGATGATGGTGTTCAAGTATTGGGACAAGTACACGACGCGATTTTAGGACAGGTTCCTACTGAAAAGGTAGATGAGCTGATGCCTAAGATCGTTGAGTGTATGACTAATCCTATTCAAGTAGGTACTAGAACATTGGTGATACCTTCCTCTGTAGAGGTGGGTAACACATGGAAGAATATGAAAACATGGGAAAGGGGGCACGATGGCGCGAATATATAAAGACTATATAGATGCATGTGTAAAGGCTACAGAAAAAAGTCCGATACCTAAGTTGTTTAGAACTTGGGCGGCACTGTCATCTGTGTCTGGTGCATTAGGTAGAAGAGTGTGGATGCCTATGGCTAACTACGATATACGTGCGAATATATTCGTCGTGCTTGTAGCTGGACCTGGGCGAAACAAATCAGTAAGTTTGATTCTACCATTCAGTAAAATATTTCGTAAACTAACAACACCTATAGGTACAAAAACAGATCACGAGAATTTTAATTCAGGTTTAGCTGAGTACGGTTTGAAAGAGTTTCCTTTGTATTGTATACAGGATAGAATTACCCCAGAAAAATTAGCAGTGGATATGTCTAAGGCTTCAAGACTAGACATGAGATTATCTACAATGGGTGAAGAATTTTTTGATGGGTCACTGACATTAGTAACTTCAGAGCTTGGTACATTTCTATCAAGACATGAGCGTTACCTACAAATGTTCTTGACTGATATGTGGGATAGTAAAGAAGAATACTCACATAAGACCAAGACTGCGGGTGAGCATATTATTAAAGGTCCTTGTTTAAATTGGATCGCATGTGCTACACCCGAGCAGTTCGTGGATAACTTACCAGAAGATGCTAGATCACAAGGTCTATTATCTAGAATCATTCCTGTGTTTTATGATGGTGAAAAGATTCCTCAATCTTTATTACAAGATAGAGTAGCTGATGCAACTATTGTAAATCTCAGACATGACTTAGCTGAGATTGCTAAGATGTATGGACCAATGAGATTTGATGACCGAGCATTTGATAAGATCAATCAAGATATTGAAACAGGACTTGATCCAATACCGACTGATGCAAACTTAGCTGAGTATACACAACGTAGAGTATCACACTTTATTAAAGTATCTCTAGCTATCTCAGCCAGCAGTTCCAAGGATAAGATTATTACTTGGGACCATTGGCAGAGAACTAAAGACTTAATGTTTGAAGTAGAAGAGGCTATGCCTCGTGCGTTGGCAGGCTTTGGAATGGCTAGGGCGGGTAAACTAGCGCAAGATATGGCAGTATGGTCTAAAGAAACCATGACAAATTCGAAGCAAGGATACATCCACCTTCGACACTTTAAGCGAGAACTTCTTCGAAGAACTCTCGCACCTGGTGAATCTGAGCAGACTGTCAAGGCTATGGAGGAAGCGGGATATATAAAAGTACAAGACGGTCTTGTGTTTCCCGTTAAGTTATGATAGGATGGCAAACTCGCCTCGAGAAACATTCAAAATTAATAAAGGAGCAAACATGAAAATAAATATAGACTACTCTCGCGATGAACTCTTGACAGAGTCTGGCAAAATAATACTAAAAGACAGATACTTACTACCTACGGAGGCTAGTCCTCAAGACGGCTTTGCCAGAGCGGCAAAAACATTTGCGGATGATCAAGCACACGCACAAAGATTATATGACTACGCTAGTAAGTTATGGTTTATGTTTTCCACACCTGTTCTATCCAATGGAGGTACAACACGAGGGCTACCTATATCTTGCTTCTTAAATTATGTGGATGATTCACGTGAAGGTTTAGCAGATCACTATACTGAGAACATATGGTTGTCTAGTATGGGCGGCGGTATTGGTGGCTACTGGGGTGATGTTAGATCACAAGGTATGGCTACAAGTATTGGTAATAAAACTACAGGAGTTATTCCTTTCATGCACGTAGTCGATTCACAGATGACTGCCTTTCATCAAGGCGCAACACGCCGTGGTAGCTACGCTTCCTACATGGATGTATCACACCCAGAGATTATAGAGTTTATTGAAATGAGAAAACCTACAGGTGGAGATATCCATAGAAAAAATTTAAACTTACACCACGGTATCAATGTATCAGATGCTTTCATGGAGGCTGTGCAAAAAGGTGAGGCTTGGGATTTAATTGATCCTCATACTAAACAAGTTATTAAAACTATTGATGCTAGAACTTTATGGATTAAGATTCTAGAAACAAGGATAGCTACAGGCGAGCCATATATCTCATTCATTGACACAGTGAATGCGGCACTGCCAGAATCACAGAAGAAACTAGGATTAAAATTTAATCACTCAAACTTATGTTCTGAGATTACACTACCAACTGCAAAAGACAGAACTGCGGTGTGTTGTTTATCCTCAGTGAACTTAGAATACTTTGATGAATGGAAAGATAATAAATTATTCATAGAAGATTTGGTGCGTATGCTTGACAATGTTTTAGAGCATTTCATTACAAGTGCCCCCTCTTACATGTGGCGTGCAGTTAACTCAGCGCGTTGTGAAAGAGCCATTGGCTTGGGTACAATGGGGTTACATAGTTACTTTCAGAAGAGAGAAGTAGCAATGGATGATGATATGTCTAAAGATATCAATGACTATATATTTAAGCATATAAACAAAGAGGCTCAATCTGCTAATCAAAAGCTGGGAGCAGAGAGGGGTTCTCCCGCAGACATGGAGGGCACAGGGCTAAGACATTCACATGTCATTGCCATTGCTCCTAATGCTTCTTCATCTGTAATTTGTGGGGGAACTTCTCCATCTATCGAACCGCTACGCGCAAATGCGTTTTCTCAAAAGACTTTGAGCGGTACATTCCTTATGAAAAATAAATACTTAGAGAGAGTATTATTAAAGCATGATAGAAACAATAAAGAAGTTTGGAAATCTATTGTGACTAATGGAGGTAGTGTACAGCACTTAGAGTTCTTATCAGAACAAGAGAAATCTATATTTAAAACAGCTATCGAGATGGACCAGAGGTTGCTAGTTGATCTAGCGGCAGACAGACAACAATACATCTGTCAATCACAAAGTTTAAACTTGTTCTTACCACCAGACGTGGACACCAAAACATTACATGGTATTCACTTGAGGGCGTGGAAAGGTAAAGTAAAAACACTTTACTACATGAGAAGCCAAGCTTTAAAGAAAGTAGAAAATCTATCTAACCAGATAGAAAGAACTATAAGACAAGACTATCAACAAGAAGAAGCCGCATGCGTGGCTTGCGAAGCATAAGGAGAATATATGTCAGTATTTAACGGAAGAGAGTACTATAAACCATTTGAATATCCATGGGCGTTTGAAGCCTATGACCAACAACAAAAGATGCACTGGTTACCCAGTGAAGTTCCATTGCATGAAGATGTAAATGATTGGAACTCTAAGATGAATGATGCAGAAAAGAATCTAGTGAAACAGATTCTAACGTTCTTTACCCAAGGTGACGTAGACATTGCACAAGCCTATATGGATGTGTATATACCCATGTTCAAGAAACCAGAAGTGCGTATGATGTTATCCGCTATTGCTACGTCGGAGGCTAACCATGCGCATAGTTATTCACTGCTGAATGATACTATTGGTATGGATGACAGAGAGTATAAAGCATTCCAAGAGTACGCAGAGATGGCAGACAAACATAACTATCTTTGGGAAAATAAAGGGGGCACGGAAGAAGAGAAGATCGTTCGTGACATGGCAGTGTTCTCTGCATTCGGTGAAGGCTTGCAATTGTTTGGGTCATTTATTATGCTACTAAACTTTCAGCGCTTCGGTAAGATGAAAGGTATGGGGCAAATTGTAGCGTGGTCTATCAGAGATGAGAATCACCACGTTGAAAACATGATTAAACTTTTACATACTGTATTAGATGAGAAGCCACACATCTGGAATGATCAATTTAAAAAGTCACTGTATGATATATGTAGAGACATGGTAACTTTGGAAGAAAAGTTTATTGATCTAGCATTTGAGCAGGGTCCAGTCGAAGGCTTAACTCCTCAAGAAGTTAAGAACTATGTACATTATATGGCGGACAGAAGATTACTTCAGCTAGGCTTGAAGCCTAACTACGGAGTAAAGTCAAACCCATTGGAATGGGTAGACTATATTGTCAACGGACAGGCACACGAAAACTTCTTCGAAACTAGAGCTACTGAATACGCAAAGGGCGCAGTTCAAGGAGATTGGGGTGATGCATTTTCCTCTTGACAAATTGACTAACTTATGGTATTATTACTATAAGATTAAATTGGAGACAGGGGGGCACGAAGAACCTTACTTCTCTTAGACGATATGTTTAAGAACAGTTTGGGGATCTCTTTTTTCCACAACCGTACAAAGGGGCTGGTAGAAATGCTGGCTCCTTTTTTTATTACAGGAGCAAAATGAAAACAGATACTTATCCTTTTAAAACTAAATACGATAGCCTTGCAAAAAAGCTATACCTGCTATTCAGCAGTAGACGCTTGACTTCTAAGCAAAAGTTTGCTACACTCCCAATCAAAGACAAGGACTACTGGAGAGCCTTGGCTGAGATATCAATAAAGGAGAAACTATGGCAAACCCAAGAACTTTCTCCGTAACTAACTCATTTGTTAATAGATGTTTAAACATCTTTAATACTGCAGGAACAGACGGAGACTCAGAATTAGAACAGTACGCGAGAGCAGAATATAAAGACGATTGGTACTGGGCTTTTAATTTTTATAAAGAAAATCAATACTTCCCTAACGTATTAAGAATACCACAGAAGTAAATTATAAGAGGAATGGGCTAGGCTTCTTGCCTAGCTTTGTTCTTCGAACTCATAAAAGAAATTAGTATCATCCCCTGCGGTGTACTTAGATTTATTTTCCACACCATATTCAATAGTTGAAACCTTGTAGTCTGGGAACCTCATCTTCTTTGGGGATAAAGACTTATCATA